AGAATGCTGATCATCATAAAAGCAAAAGACACGGAGAACATCATCGGTCTGAAAGAGGACATTTCCGCCCGGCTTGAAGGCGTGGCAGAGATCGAGAGGATTGATGTGATTGATGACAGAAAGGAACAAAAATGAGTAAATCTGTTTTAATATCAATTCAACCTAAATGGTGTGAACTTATCACATCGGGCAAAAAGACGGTTGAGGTAAGAAAAACCAAGCCGAAGATTGATGTTCCGTTTAGGTGCTACATTTACGAAACAAAAGATAAGCACTTTGAGAACATCGGTGTTCACTATGTTGACGAAAGAAAAGACTTTATTCATCATATTGGCAAAGTCGTAGGCTATTTTGTATGTGACAGAGTTTATGGCATAACGCCGCATTATGATAACCCCGATTTTTGCAATCAATACTTGTGTGATTGGAAATGGGGCGAAGGAACTGCTTGTTTGTCTTTTTCCGAGATGAACGATTATTTGAAAGGTACTGACGGCTACGGTTGGCACATTTCCGACCTTGTAATCTATAAACACCCGAAAGAGTTGAGCGAGTTTAGAACGCCCTGCAAAATGAGAGAACGGCTTTGCGGTCTTTGCGATTATGCCGTTCACGGAATGGACGGAGATTTGATTGATTGCGATACAAGCCTAACAAGACCGCCGCAGAGTTGGTGCTATGTCGAGGAAAGGAGCAACCGATGAAAGAAACTGAATTGAAGCCGTGTCCGTTTTGTGGTGGTGAAGCAGAACTACACAAAACCAAGATATATCTTTGTGATGCTGTGCAGATACATTGTAAAAAATGTTCCGTACATACGCCGAAAGAAGTGTTCAATCACTTGCTTTATTCCGAAGGTGAAAAAATCTATGTTACGCAAACAATGGCAATAGAAAAAGTAACTAACGTTTGGAACAGGAGGGTAGACAATGAGCAAAGAGAAACAGATTGAGGGATATTTAACAACAAAATTAAAGCCGAAAAACAAAATAGAGTTAGTTGCTTGGTTATTGCTCAATGTATTTGGTTGTAAATTTTGTAAGGTTTGCAGAGATAAGCCGTGTAATATCAAAGACGGAGAAACTTGCACAAATAACATAGCAAATTATATTCGTGAAGCGGTAAAGGAAGAAGCAGGCTACCGAAAGCAGAGCGAAAATACAGTAGAGTTGCCTTGCAAGGTAGGAACTACATTGTATTTCCTCTATAATAGCCCTTACGCAGATAAGCCCGATTTAACTCCTCGCATTTACAAGACTGCCGATTGGTATTTTGAAGTTGATAAAACGGGAATAGTAATCAACACAAGCGATATACACAGTTTCAATAAAGAATATGATTATCATTTGGGTAAAACCGTATTCCTCACTCAAAAAGAAGCCGAACAAGCTTTAGCGAAAATGAAAGACGGTGAGTGATATGATAGGCAATGAATTAAAAGCATATGACGGCTTGACATCAAGGCAACAATTAAACTTATTCCGTAATTTGTATTATAACGATGGAAATGCAACAGAATATGGCATCATTGCAAACGCTATAAATGATTGCTTTGCCGCCGATGTTGTACCAAAGATCGAGGTTGAATATATTTTTTTTGAGCTTGCGAGAAAATTGAATCAAATGCTCCCGTTTAAGGCATTGAGCCTTATAAACGGTGAGCCTTTGGGAAATTCCTTGGATCTTGGAAAAGAAAGGGCTTTGTATGAAGTAATCGAATACGTTGCAGAACTCAAAAAGAAACACCTTGATCAATCTTGCAACAATTGTGCAAGAAACAAAGATTGCGAGAAAGCCGAACACTTTGAAAATTATCGGTTCAAAGGGTGCAAGGACTTTGAAACAAATCGAAAGGATGAATGATAATGGCAGAACGCCGGATGTTTTCAAGTAAAGTTGTTTGCAGTGATGCTTTTGCTGGGATGCCGTTTTCCGCCCAAGCTCTATATGTTCAATTATGCATGGAAGCTGATGATGATGGTTTTTTGAATAGAGCAAAGAGAATTCAGGGTTCAATCGGCGCTTCAGATGCCGATCTGAATTTGCTGTTTGAAAAGCGTTTCGTTTTAGGCTTCGAAAATGGCGTTATAGCAATTAAGCATTGGAGAATGAACAACCAAATCAGAAAAGACCGTTATACACCCACGCAATATCAAGATGAATTCAATTCGCTTGTTATTCGGTCTGATGGGGCATACACGGAAAAGGTAAATGGCAAAGAAACGGTTGACGAATTGGCAACCACTTGGCAACCAAGTGACAACCAAAACGGCAACCACTTGGCAACACAGGATAGTATAGATAAGTATAGTATAGGTAAGGAGAGTATAGAACAGGATATTATGCCCGATTCTGACGAATCTGCACCTATACCGAAAGAAAAGAAAAAGCCTGTCAAACACAAACATGGTGAATTCAAAAATGTTCTTCTGACAGACAATGAATTTGAAGCCCTTGCAGATTCTTTTGGTGTTCAATTAAGGGATAAAGCAATCAAATTTCTTGATGAATACATAGAAGAAAAGGGCTATAAATCGAAGTCACACAATCTGGCAATCAGAAGATGGGTGATGGATGCTGTCAGCAAGGAAAAGCCGAATTCAAGCCAGCCGAACGGAACCCAGCAGCAACAAAATCAAGAATTCAAAAATCCTTTTCTTCAGTACATTCAACAACACAGCTAAAAAGGAAGGTAAAGAACATTGACACAAAACGAAACAGCACAAATTTTGGCTTTATTGAATGCAGCATATCCCGCTTTTTATAGCAAATATAGTGAATATGAAATCAGCGGAATTGTCAACCTTTGGACGGAAATGTTTGCTGATGATGATTTCGGGGTTGTAAAGTACGCCTTGAAAGAGCTGATCGCAACACACACCGGATTCCCGCCGGATATTGCAGCACTGAAAGCAAAAATAAATAGCATTGTTCAGGCAGCAACAGACAAACCGACGCATGAAGAATTGTGGCACATGCTGAAAGCAGCTACAAAAAATAGCATTTATGGAGCGCAGCAAGAATTTGAAAAGCTTCCACCGGTGCTGAAGCGTTTTGTGGGATCACCTTCGTCATTGCGTGAATATGCAATGATAGATCCTGACACATTCAACACCGTCACCCGTGGTCAGTTTCTGAAACAAATCAAGGTGATCGAGGAACGGGAAGAATATTCAAGAAGCTTGCCTGAAAACGTGAAATTTTTGATTTCTAAAATGAACAATCAGCTTCCGGAAGGACGAAACCAATTGACAGATGAAGAAATAAACAAAAGGCGGAACATTGCGCTTGATAAATTAGATAATTTGAAAAGGGGGATTCAATAAAATGGGAAAATTTTATGATGCAATTATGGGCTTGGTGGTTGGTGATGCTGTGGGTGTTCCGTTTGAATTCAGAGGGCGTGACAGCTTCAAAGCGGAAGATATGACCGGGTACGGAACGTATAATCAGCCCGCCGGAACATGGTCTGATGACAGCTCCATGACGCTTGCCACAATCGAAAGCTTGCGGAATCATGGAAAGCTTGACTTCGGTGACATTATGCAAAATTTTTATGAATGGTTGTTTCATGGCAGATTCACGCCGTATGGACACACATTCGATTTCGGAAACACAACAAAAAACGCAATCAAGAAGTATGTGTTTGACAATGCAGATCCTTTGAATTGTGGCGGATCTTCTGTGATGGACAACGGGAACGGATCTTTGATGCGAATTTTGCCGCTTGCTTTCGTAAAGCATTGCACAAAGGACATCCACAATCTTTCTTCACTTACCCATGCACACGAAATTTCAAAGTTTGCTTGCGTGTATTATGTGAAGGTTGCGGAAAATCTGATTGATGGCAAAAGCAAATTCATATCTATCACTGATTTTGATTATGAAATCCCGGAAGAATTCAGCCGGATCCGGAAGCTTGAAAATTTGAGCCGGGACGAGATCAAAAGCACCGGTTATGTCGTGGACACGCTGGAAGCTGCCCTGTGGTGCTTCATTCACACAGAGAGCTTCAAAGAATGCGTTCTGACAGCCGTAAACCTTGGCGGGGACACTGACACCATTGCAGCCGTTGCCGGCGGTCTGGCGGGCATTTATTATGGCGTGGGCGGTGATAAAGGGATCCCGGAAGAATGGATTTCCAAAATCGCAAAGAAAGAATGGATCAAAGAACTTTGTGATGATTTTGAAACACAAAATTTCTATAAAGCGTAAAGGGTGATTGAACATGAATGCAAAAGAATTCTTACGTCAGATCAAAAAGCTGGACAAATTGATTGAAAACAAAATGGCGGAAGTGCAAAAATGGAAAGAAATTGCATCAAACACTTCAAAACATGTGACGGGTGAAAGGGTGCAATCTTCCGGCAATCCGCAAAGGATCGCAGATGCAATTTGCAGGTATATTGATCTTGAAAGAGAGATCAACCAAGACATTGACAGGCTGATTGAAGCAAAAAAGGATGTCATCAGCGTGATTGAACAGTTGAACGCAACGGAATATAATGTTTTGCACAAAGTTTATGTTCAGGGGTTCACGTATGATGAAGTTGCCATTGCTTGCAAGCGTGGCAGATCGTGGGCAACAACCGTTCATGGGCGGGCGCTGCAACATGTCCAAATCATTCTTGATCAGAGAGAAGAAGAAAATAAAAAGCGCATGGAAATGCTGAAATCCTTAAAAGGAGAATAAACGTGTGACAAAATTGTATGTTTTGTGACTTTTTTGTATGACATGTGACCATTTTTCTTTGATATAATTATAATCGTAAAAATAGATGATCCACCGGACAGCTTTTGTTCGGTGGATTTTTTATGCAAAGGGGGTGTTGCGGATGGCAGCAAAAATGACAGCAAAACAGATGCGCTTCTGTGATGAATATTTGACTGACCTGAACGCAACACAAGCGGCAATTCGGGCTGGCTATTCAAAAAAAACGGCAAGATCCATTGGACAGGAAAACTTGACGAAACCTGACATCAAGGAATATATCGAAAAACGGATGGCGGAAAAGGAAGCTGAACTGATTGCAGACCAAAATGAGGTCATGAAATATCTGACATCCGTGATGCGCCGGGAAAAGACAGAAAACGTTGTTGTTACCCTGTCGAAAGAAGAATCATCTTTTGAACCGGACGAAAACGGGGTGATGCGAAAGCACACCATCAAAGAAGAAATCCCGCAAATTGTTGAAATCCCTGCAAGATTGAGTGATTCAAACAAGGCTGCGGAGCTTCTCGGCAGGGCTTATGGCATCTATTCAGACCGTGTTGAACAGGAAATTGACATGGATCTGAACATCACTGTGGATTATGGTGACGATGATGAAGGTTAAAAAGATCCGTTTGATTCGCCCGGAATGCGAAGTTGTTTTTTTGAAAAGAAAATTTATTTGCAGACTTTTTCTTGCTTTGAATTTTCCCCGGTTAATCATTATCCGAAGAACAAAATTCAGGGTGGAATTCAGAAATGTCATCCCCGAATATTCCGGGACAATCCGCACATTTAATGTTTGGTATATCTGCATACCGAAAATAAAGGTCGTGAAAAGCGAATGAACATCAGACCGCCCGCCAATAAGAGCTTCAAGCCCGTAAATTTGAGCCAGAAGCGCTATATTGTCATGAAGGGTAGTGCAGGATCAGGCAAGAGCGTTGACACCGCACAGAACTATATTTTGCGCCTTATGAGGGACAAGGGACGAAACCTTGTGTGCATCCGCAAAGCTGACATCACCAACCGTGACAGCACCTTTGCAGAGCTGACAGGCGCCATTTACCGGATGTTTGGTGATAAGGCGGAACGTTATTGGAAAATCAACACATCCCCGCTTCAGCTGACCTTTGTTCCGAACGGAAACAAGGTCATTTTTCGTGGAATGAATGATGACAAACAGCGTGAAAAGCTGAAATCAATCACATTCCAAAAAGGAAAACTGACAGATGTGTGGATCGAGGAAGCAACCGAGATCACACAGGCGGATTTTGAAATCATTGATGACCGTTTGCGTGGTCAGCTTCCGCCCGGTCAATTCTATCAGATCAGAATGACCTTCAATCCGGTGAACAAAAACCATTGGATCAAGAAGAATTTCTTTGATTTTACGGACGAAAACACGCTGACACACCATTCAACATATCTGATGAACCGCTTCATTGATGATGCGTACAGGGCAAGAATGGAGCGCAGAAAGCAGGTTGATCCGGAAGGGTATCAAATATATGGGCTTGGCGAATGGGGCGAAATCGGCGGTCTGATCCTTCATAATTGGGAGATCAAAGACATTTCCCAAAACCTGAACGATTATGACGATATTGCACTTGGTCAGGACTTCGGATTCAACCACGCAAACGCCATTTTGCTTCTTGGAATCAAGGATGACAACATTTTCATTCTTGATGAAATATACGTTCACGAAAAAAGCACGTCAGAGATCGTGCAGGAAGCAATCAAACACGCAATTCCCACCAATAAACAGATGTGGTGTGATAGCGCAGAGCCGGACAGAATCAAGGAATGGAGAAAAGCCGGGTTTTATCGTGCGGAAGGCGTTGACAAAGGCGGTTCCGCCGGTTCGGTCAAGGCACAAATAGATTGGCTGAAGCAAAGATCAATATTTGTCCACCCGCATTGCATCAATACCATCAAGGAATTGCAGCAATGGAAATGGAAAAAGGACGAAAGATCCGGTGAATATCTTGATGAACCCGTCCCGATTATGGATGACGCAATGGCGGCTTTGCGTTATGGCGTCGAGGGATGGCGAAAGATGAAGGATTGGTTGTTGTAAACGGACAGAACCTTGTGAAAACAAGGTCTGCAATGGGCTTTTTTATGAAGAAGCCCTTTTTTAGATAATTACCTGCATTTGTTGCCGCAAATACAGGTGCCCGGCAACATGCACAGAACCTGCGGGCTTGTTGCGGCGTTTACGGGATTGGCGCCGCAAGTTTCTACCGTCATAACCTTAAACTCCTCATACAGGGCGCAATCGGCGTTCTGCGGAAGGTTCTGGCATCGGTGCCGTTATATAAACAAATGAGCCTGTGGAGCTTCCACGGGCTTTTCTTATACATGAAAACACAGAAAGGATCGGTGAAGATGAATGCTGTCTGTCAGCGAAATTAAAAGATTCATTGATGATGATAATTCATCCGAAAAAAAGCGGCTGGCGGCAGTCGGTCAAAGGTATTATGAAGCAAAACATGACATTTTGAAGTGTCGGTTGTTCTATTACAACGCAGATGGTGATTTGGTGGAAGATAAGGCAAGATCAAACGTGAAAATTTGCCATCCTTTCTTCACCGAACTGACAGATCAGTTGTCCGCATATATGCTTTCGTTTGATGAAAACCCTATCAGGGCAAAGGACACGGCGGAAGGCTTGCAAGATTTGCTTGATGATTATTTTGATGATGATTTCTGGGCTGAAATCGGTGAATTGATCAGTGGAGCATACACCAAGGGCTTTGAATATCTATATGCGCACATGAACGCAGATAACAAGCTGACCTTCCAATGTGCTGATAGCATGGGTGTTGTGGAAGTCTGTGCAAAGGATGCCGATGACAAACAGGATCACATCATCTATTGGTATATTGACCGAATCGAAAAGGGCAAAAAGAAGGTCAAGCGCATTCAGGATTGGAACAAGACGGAAACCCGCTTTTATGTTCAGACAGACAACGGGCAAATTGTTCCGGACAAAGATGAAATGTATAATCCCCGCCCGCATGTGGTTTTCACAGATCCCGAAACCGGAAAAAAGATGGGCAGACCGCTTGGATTTATCCCGTTTTGGCGTCTTGATAACTGCAAAAAGCAAATCAGCGGTCTGAATCCCATAAAAGGTTTGATTGATGACTATGATTTGATGCAATGCGGGCTTTCAAATAACCTGACCGATTTTGACACGCCGCTTCAGGTGGTGCATGGCTTTCCGGGGGATGACCTTGACAAGCTGCAACAGAACTTGAAAACCAAAAAGATCATTGGTATTCCGGATTCGGAAGGCGGGGTTGAGATCAAAACGGTTGATATTCCTTATGAAGCACGAAAGATCAAGGCGGACGAAGATGAAAAAAATATCTATCGTTTCGGCTTTGGCTTCAATTCTTCGCAGGTCGGTGATGGAAACGTCACAAACGTTGTGATCCGTTCCCGTTATACGCTGCTTGATCTGAAGGCAAACAAGATGGAAACCCGCTTGCGAAAGCTTCTGAAAGACATCATCAAGGTTGTATTGGATGAAATCAACACGGCAAACAAAAAAGATTATCAGTTGAAAGATATTAAATTTGTGTTTACCCGTAACATCATGACCAACGAAACCGAGAACATCGAGAACGCAAAGATCGAAGCGGAAACCCGTCAAATCGAAGTCAACACCATCTTGAATATTGCGGCGGAGATCGGTGATGAAAAAGTCCTTCAAGCAATCTGTGAGGTCATGGAATGGGATTTTGATGAATTGCAAGGGGAGCTGAAGAAGCTGCAAGAGGGGGACACGGCGAACGCAAAGGAATTGTTGGATGGCGTTGTTCCTGATGACGATGATGAAGGGAATGCGGGTGCGCCTGTATTTGCGCCCGGCGCCTGAAAAGGTGATGCATCATGAACAAGTATCAAAAGCTTGTCCAACAGCAATTCATTGGTGATGAAGAAAAGGTCATAAAGCGGCTTGGATCCGTTTATGGTCAGTCATTGAAGGATATAAAAGGCAAGATTTCAACGCTTGATTCGAGCATTTCACAGCTTCAAAAAGCCCTTGCCGATGTCGGTGATGATGAAATTGGTGATCTTGCGGCTGCTTATTTCAAAGGAAAAGCGAATATCACGCCGGAAGAAGCCAAAGAAACCCTGCAATCAATGATTCAATCGAAGGTATATCAAAAGCAATACCAAGAAGCATTGAAAAAGCAGGTTGGCAGCATTTATGACCTGATGCTTTGGGAAGAATACAAGACCGTTTCTGACTATCTGACAGAATGCTATGAAAACGGCTTTATTGGGACGATGTATGACCTTCAAGGGCAAGGGATCCCAATGTGCTTTCCTCTTGATCAGGAAGCAATGGTCAGAGCTGTGCAGCTTGATTCAAAGATCAGTCAAGGTTTATATCAAAAGCTTGGTGAAGATGTTGACGTTTTGAAGCGGAAGATTGCTGCGCAGGTCAGCCGGGGCATTTCCACGGGTATGTCATTTCAGCAGGTTGCCCAGCAGCTTGCAGGAACAACCAAAATCGGCTTCAATAATGCGGTTAGAATCGCACGAACAGAGGGGCACCGGGTTCAGGTGCAGTCGGCAATGGATGCCTGTTACAAGGCAAAAGACAAGGGCGCAGATGTGGTCAAGCAGTGGGATTCCACCCTTGACAGCCGAACCCGTGAATCCCATACGTGGGTTGATGGTGAGATCAGAGAGCTTGACAAGCCTTTCAGCAATGGTTTGATGTTCCCCGGTGATCCTTCCGGTGGTGCGGCAGAGGTCATCAATTGCCGCTGTGCTTTATTGCAAAGGGCAAAATGGGCACTTGATGAAGAAGAACTTCAAACGCTGAAAGATCGTGCCGCATATTATGGTCTTGATAAGACTGACAGCTTTGAAGATTACAAAGCCAAGTATTTGAAAGCGGCTGAACAAATCCAACCGGAACCGCCGAAGAAGAAAGAATATCTGACCGAAAAGAAACTGAAATCCAACATTGCGGACATTGAGGAAAAGCAAAAATTGCTTCTTGATGGAAGTGATGAATGGAAGCAGCTTGAAGATCTGAAAGCAGATTATCAAGAAAAGCTGAACAAAAAGCTTGTTGCCAAGGAAACCAAGAAGCTGAAGAAAGAAGAAATCCTTCTGCAAGAGCAGCTTGATGATTTTGAAATCAAGACATACAGCAACATTTGGAAAGATGACGTCACAACTTCGGATTGGTATGACAAACAAGGTTCCGTTTATGCCAAGAAGAAATATTTCGAAGGCAAGCTGATCAATGCCGCCGATATTGACGAAGCAAACAAGTGGAAAGGTTTACTTGCTGATCTTGATGATTTCGACAAACAGGGTGCGGAATATTATCAGATACAAAAGAATCTGACAAAAGTCAAGAGTGACTTGACGAAATTGCAAAAAAATGGTATAATGTTACCAGAAAACGCCGATGCGTTCACGCAAGATCGCAAAAATGCAGCATTTTGGTTCCACGACAACAACGGAAGTGTCAGGGGCGCAGATTCCGTCCTTCGTGACAAATCCGGTGAGGTTTGGAGAGCTGCAAGCAATGCTGAAAAGGATTCCATTTTTGAATACACGCAAAGTTATAGCAAATACAATGAGCCTTTGCGTGGATATGAGTATGGAACCAACAAATTCTTGGGTGTTGGCAATGTAGATCTGAACAAGATCGGAACGAGCTATGGCGGATATAAGCCCGGACAGGTCAAGAAGCTGATTGACGATATGACAAGCATCATTGACAAAAGCGAATATGACTTTGACATTTGGGTTCAGCGTGGATGCAAACGTTCTG